ATTAATATTATTATTAGCAAAAACCATTTAGTCAATGGTGATCGTTACAGTTGTTTGTCCAATACAGCTAGTACCACTACCTCCTGCTGTGCAGGTATGAACTCCGCTACTTAAACTCGTCATGCCCAAAGACCCTGCTGTACCACCTGATCCTACTGTTGTCTGTCCTCCAAGATGAGGCAAGGCAGAGATACCTGACGAAGGTGTTATTGCAGAGGGAGTAGCATCACCTACTGTCAGTGATTCTGTTAATGAAAATGCAGAGCCAGCACTTGTAATAGCTTTATCAGTCTGTATTAAAGCTGGCACTGAATCCGTTAACGATCCAACATTCAAACCACCGATAGCTCCAGAAGTTGTAGATCCTCCTGAAGTTACAGAGGGGGTAATATTATTACCTGATAACGAATAAGTCGTACCAAGCTTATTTGTAACGCTATATGGCATATCTACAGTAATCTGTGCAGATGTTGTGAACTTTTGAGTTATATCTGCGTAAGAAGCAGATGGTGTGATGAGAAACAAAAATGGTAGAAGTTTTTTAATCATGTGTTACTGATACCTACTTTGGTGTCTTTGTTGTCCTGTATGTTTAGTTTACCTTTTGCCTTCTTACTGTCGTTATTTTTCTTAATATTCAAGCCATACTGTGCAGTTACAGCACTAAGAAGACCTGCTGCAAAGGTAGTATCAATTTGTCTGGTAGGGTTTGGATTGAAATATGACCAAGAAATTACCCCTAAACTCCAAAAAAGTATAATCATCTGAACCACGTTGGCTATCAGACTATGACCTTGTTGTTGTTCTTCCTGATCTTCCATAAAAGGCAACTACCTAAAGTGTGTGAGGAGATAGCGTTTGAAGGCTAAGTATAGGTAGTCATGTCAAAACTAGCAAATTTTGATATGTTTGGAAAGTAACACAAAAATTATGTCTAAGTTTCTAATTGGATTATTTATCAGGTTTGGTAAATCTGAATCCTTACGCAAGGCTGCCTTATCTCTTTTGAAAGATTTGGTTGCCAGATCTGATAACGATATAGACGATGCCATCGTAAAGATGATTGAAGAAAAGCTATTTCCTATCAAATGAGCAACGATACTTTCTTCAATATAGAACTTGAAAACCCACCTCCAGAATTAGAACTTTCTGTTGAGATGAGATGTAGAGAAGTTATGAATAGTGATGATTTTGATGATGTAAAAAATTATTGCGTTCATTTGATTAGATATCAGATGAGACAGGATGTGTTTTTGGCAGGGATGTTAGGACGATTGGCAGAACTAGAAGCTTTACACACCATAAGAGAGATGAGAAAAGAAAAGTTAATCAAGAAGAAATATAAAACTAAAAAAACTTTATTAGACAGATTTAAGACTATGTTGAGCGTGTTCAGATGATCTCCCATCTTCCCAATATACTTTGTAATAATATTGAGGCACTCCTAGCTTATTCTTTTTAGTAAAAGCTTCTGTAATCTTTCCTGTGAATTGTGCATATTTACTGGCAGAATAACCAACTGTTGCATTACGTTTGACAACCTGATCCAGCTTAAATTTTTGTCCAACAATTTTTTTATTCGATTGAATTTTCATACTCTTTAATTTCTTTAATTGTGAAGTCTTTTACTTGTAACTTTGGTATTTTATTTATTTCATAGTTATGTTTAACAATAGCAGTCCTGATATGGTCAGTGACCCAATCCCCATCATGCACTGTTAGGTCTGCTCTTGAATCGCTTGTGATATGAACTCTGTGTTCTACACCACGAAGTTCCACATCAAGTAATAACTTAAGTAGTCCTTTTCTTCTGATTTCTTTTAATTTTTCAAGTTTGTTATTAGAAGGAATTTCTTTTCTTTTCATTTGTAATAAAGATCATATACACGTTGTAATGGTATAGCAGCCACAGGAGGGGAAACACTATTTCCTAATGATTTAAGTCGGTCCATCCGACCTCGTAACCCATCATCTCCTCTACGAAGGCAGGGTTCAGAAACATATCCAGTCCAGTCTCTTCTGAGAGTTCTCCTCTGCGAGCTATTGAGGAAAGCATTTGTCCAGATTGACTTGTATTCTTTTGACCAGTTGCCTTGTGTTCGTGAGCCGTAGGAGTAGGAAGTGTCTGAAACTGATTGAAAAGATTCACTGCCTGTGGGTTCACTGCCTCTCTGAGATTGGCTAACTGCGTTCTGCCCTTGCGATGTTCCGTTGCCTGTTTCTTCATTGATTTGACACTTCTCTGTGGAAGATGATCCATTGTTGTCGGTGTAGGTAAACTTCTTACCGCTATATGAATGTGCCTTCCGAGAGTGTGGTGAAATTTGCAATTTTTCACTGACTTCCATGATCCGTCCTTCCATTCCCTTGCTGTTGGGGTAGGCAACGCACCACCAACGCTGTCTTCTATGACAGCCTCCCATATCTTCGCAGGATATAATTCCCCATTCCGCATCATACCCTGCTTGGGAAAGCTCTCCGAGAACGATGTCCAATCCGTTATTAAGGATCGCTGCCACGTTTTCCAGGACAACGAATTTTGGTCGTACCATGCGTATGATTCTGATGACTTCAAAGAATAGACCTGATCTTGTTTCTTTGGTAATTCCTTTCTGAAGTCCTGCCACACTGATGTCCTGGCATGGGAAGCCGCAACAGAAGACATCGAAATCTTCAAGGTTAGCTGTAAAGGTTCTGACATCATCGTGAATCGGTATGTTAGGAAATCGTTTTGTAAGAAGTTTTTGACAGAATTTATCAATTTCAATAAATTGAGTAGTTTCAAATCCTCCCACTATTTTATGAGCAGCATAAGAAAAACCACCAATTCCTGCAAATCCATCAAGTAACCTTAGTTTAGGTTTCACTTAAAACAAGCCTTGTGCATTAGGTGCATTTTCTATCTTTTGAGGATTAATTTGTCCATATTGTCCGTATTCACCCTCAAGAACTTTGGCATTGAGATATACTCCAGTTGTTTTAAGAGTACCTTTTTCCTTGCCAAGATAAACTGATCCTGTTGACGATTTTGTATTAACTAGATTTTGCAAATGATCAATTACATGTGTTATTGATTCTGTAGGTATGAAGATTCCTAATTGCATACCAAATTTACCATCTTGAATTTTAAAACTCATAGGTAAAGGAAATGCGGGATTGAATTCAGAATTAGCCATTGAAATAATTTTGTAAGACGTTTTTAATAAATTGATTAGGAGGAACATCATTGTTTTTACAATAAGTTCTGATCTTTTCTGCCAGTTCATCATCAGTACGAACAGTAAAGATGTTTCTGTTGTAATCTTTATGGCGATCTAGCTTGCGTTCCTGAAGTTGATTGCGAACTTGTTGTCCTGCAAATTCTGCTTCGTCTGAGGTCATAGATTTGAATCAATTTCATTTATAGCAATTGTAAGGAACTGTCCCTGTTCAGCAGTTCTTATGTCAGCAGGGCCAATCTTTTCAGAAGTAATCCCATACTGCTTCTTATATTTATCAATTACTAAATCTTTTTTATCAGGATATTTCTGAGATAAATTAGTCATTTTAGTAACGACTGCATCTAAGGCAGATTTTGCTATAGGCTTACCATAGTTCTTGTCTTCAATAGATTCAACAGATTCAAGAGGTTGTTTAGGTTTTGTAGGAGTTCTTGCTATCTTTCCTTCTTTTTCATTTGTTTTTTCTTCCTGATCTAACTCTTTGATCTCTACTTGTGCCCATAGTTCAAAGGCATCTCCGAAACTGTAACAGGCACAGGCACATAGACATCTTCTATGTGAGTTTTGAATATCATTAGCTGATATGTCATCAAAAGGAACGGGTTTGTTATATCCAGAAGTTATGGCATAAGGATATAAAGGCAGTTTTATACCTGTAATAACATTTTGAAAGTAACCTAGTATATAACCTGTATTGTTAGGAGCTTTCCAAACAAAACCCCCTTCGGGATTTGGTTCTAAGGCAAAAAACCAATTAGGTGCATTCTCTCTAATCCTTTGTGCAGTTTTAGCCCATGCACTATATTTAAATTTACCCTTGTAATAAATATCATCAGTGACGATAGTGCCACCTAAATTAGGAAGAGTGTAATTCTGATCTTGAGATTGTTCGATAGGTTCAGTCATGTTCAATTAGTAATAATTAGTATACTATTAGTATACTAAAGGTTAAGGGAGGAGATTGCAATATATGCTCCAGGCAGTTCATCTTTTTTTACATATCGTTTTCTTGCACACAGTTCAACAGCAAGGCAATCATCCTCCAATACACTTCCTCCCGCACTTACAGACAATCCATCTAAAGTGCTGCGACAAAGTTTATCGATATCTCCATTACCTCTGCTTGTGCAATATTTAGGAGAAGATGCTTTAAGTACATCTTTATTCTTTCCTGTACCAAAATGTGATTTAGGTCTAGGAAATACAAATTCAATATCAATTTTTACAGGGAAATTCAAAGCACCACTTGTATAACAATTCAACGATGCTTCCTTTACATCTGTCCTCCAAGGTTTTACCTTCTTTGATGATTCGATCATCGCACCATAACGTGTTAAGGTTTTAGATCCTTGAGCAGCAGGAATACCTACAACCCTTATTGAAATCTCATTCATACTGTTTGTTGTAAATAGACCTCTAACATTTTATTTATTTTGTTTAATTTATTCTTTAATATTTTTATATTTTTTTCTCTTTTCTTTACCCAAGTCATTGCATATCTTTTATTGGCATCAACATTAGTTGTCATATAAAATTGTTTTTTATTTTTGTAAGCATTATCAAAACCTAACCATATCTGTTTGTAATTATGTTTTTCTTTTTTTAAATCTATTTGTTTTTTTAATTCTTTTTCAACAGTTTTAATTTCTCTTCTTAAATTATCAAGAGTAATTAGCAATGGATCAATTTCTTCTCTTCTAGTTTTTAATCCATTAGAAGAGCCATACCATTTATCATTTGGTATTTGAATTTTCGATAAGCTTGTAGCAATTTTACCTGTCATTAGATAGTATTAAATTGAAAGTTAAGAGAGGGCATAAGCCCTCTTTTTTTAGTCTTCTGCTTGTTTTGATAACAAATCATCTTTTTCTTTGTAGTTAATTTCTAATTTTTTTTGTATTAATTCTTGTTTAGTCTCCCATACAGGTTTTTCTAAATTTGCTGCTATACAAATTTGATCAACCGTAGCTTCGTTTAATCTAGTTGTTAATCTTTTAACAGCTTTTGGAGTTTTTTTATGTTCCAATTGATAAATCATATAAAGATTTTCTCCAATGTTTTTAGCAATTTCTTGTAAAACAGATGGTTGGTTATCATAAATATCTTCTAATCGATTTTTATTTACATCATTTAATCTATATGTTTTGTACCATGATGTTCTAGCCCTGTTAAAAAAGTCTTTTTTATAATGTTCACTATGTTTAGGAACATATTGCATTACTAGATTTGCAAAGAAATCAGGCCATTGATTCTTTTTGACATTAAATCTAGAATCTATAATTTGTTCAGCATCATCAACAGAAACACCAGCAGTTGATAAGTTATAAGATGTTAATTCCATTCTAGATTGTTTCCTGCCAGCACCATTAGAAACAGTCATTGCCATTTCAAATTCAGATTTATTAGAAACAACTGTTTTATCAACCCAAATTTTTTGTTTCATTGTGTCTTCCCAAGATACTCCTGATGCAGCACATAACATTTGTAAAGCGTAGTTTCTATGCCTACCACTACCATTAGCTGGGCATTCAGTATTACCTTGACTGTTTTCAAATAATATTATTCTTGGTGGTATTACTAATTTATTAATAATATCTCGATCAGGCATTTTACTATGTTTTATTAATCCATATGGACCAAAAAATAATTTTTCTACAGCTTTATCATCAATTTGTTGATGACCAGGATCATTAAATCTTATTTCGGCAAGTTCTTGCATAGTCATATATGTATGATTATCACCATTTAAAGGAGAACATTGAACTCTTGACCTAAATAAAGTATCACCATTAATACAAGCATCATAAATAGCTAGTTTTTGTTGAGTTCTAATTTCTTTTTTAATTTTTTCTAAAAGTTTACAGAGAGTATTATCTTCCCTGTAATCATACAGTTTTAAAATGGACATTTTGTTAAAAGTGAAAG